ATCTGCAAGCTGTGTGTCTGTAAGGTAGATTCTCATCTTTATAAAGTTGGCATTGATATTAGCCGGAACTGTCACCCAGATTTTATCTAGGCTGCTTGTCTGATTGTTTAAGCTTACTGTTTTTCTTTCGACGATTTCGCTGCCATAGTTGGGGTAAAAATCAACTGTGATTTCTCCATCATCGGTAACACGGTCTACTAAAAGTCGGAGATAAACCAAGTCAATCTTTTGATTCTTGAAGGGGTTTAACTGCTTGGTAGTGATGGCAAAGCCAAAATTATTAGGAGCATCCCCACCCTCTGAGAAATACTCTGTCCAATTAGTACTATCTCCAAGCTCAGTAAAATCGTTTATACGGTATACATAGCCACTATCACCACCGCTTAAGACATATGGGAAATATCCTTGTAGATTCCTTGCGTCCCAATTGGTATTGGCAAGATCATCAAAATTTGTTCCGTCATAATCATCATAAGTTTTATCGCCTGAGCTTTCCCAGGTTCCAAAGCAGTGAGCGGATTGTGTATAAGTAAACCATGAGCCTTCATCATAGTTAAAACCTAAAATCTTGTTATTACTTGAGCTGTTAGGACTTTCCGGATAGGCTAGCAATCCTTGGTCTAAGATATCCGCTCTTACGGAAGCGCAAAGGTTGATATTGTCCTGGTCAATATTAAAAATAAAATCAGGGATTTTTTTATCGAATGCCTCTACTTTTTGAGCATCGGAAGCTACAATGCCCTTTCCTCCGACTGCTGTTACGTAGTTGTCATACTCAATCGTTCCAAAAGTTGAATTGCATTTGCGTGTTTGGCTTAATTTGCGCCATACAAAAGGCAGATCAGGATTGTTGGTAGGGTCGAGAGCAAAGGTAGAGTTTTCAAAAAATACTACAAGTCTTTGGCCGACAAAGCCGGCAGAGACTATCTCGTCATTAGTCGGAGCATCGTTTCGGCCACCCTTGCCAAATACACCGGATAGCTCAGGGTCAAACCAACCTTGCGATGTGGTAGGTGTTACCCCGATTGCACTCCATCTCGCCCTTTGCGGATGGCGTGTGTTAGAGGTGCCTTCAACGGTGTTAAGCAATACAATGCGCTCTTGGTACATAAAGACCATTAAAGCACCTTTAACAGCCGTTGGAGTGCCTGCTGCGTCAAGGTCTAGATCAGGGTCAGAAATAACACTTCCATCATAGACTTTTACACCACCGGTTGCCGGAGATCCTGCCGACAAAATAGAATTGTCGACTATCCAGATAAAATCTCCATAAGTTGCCGTATGAATTAAATTTGTGCTGTTCCAAAGATCGTAATTGCTTGAACCATCATCAACATTTTCAAAATAGTCGTTAGTCGTTACCCACTTGCTCATTCTGTAAGAATCAAAAGCTAAAAGGATATCACCGCCTGAATAGCGATCATATTTTTTAATCCCCCTTGTGGCTCTTGCGTGTTCTGTAGAGTAATCGGCTGTTACTGTTCCTGTAATTGCTCCGCTAAATGTAACATCTATTGCACCTGTAGAATAATCAATTGTATTTGTGCCACCTGCGTCTACATCGCCTGTAAGATTACCCTGACCATCATCTCTGACAACTTGCGCTCCACCTGAGTCATAAATTTTTAAAGAGCGTCTTACAATCACCGGATTAGCAAGTGTAATTGTATATTGATTACCACCGGGGTTTGCAAAGCCGGTCTCTCCGCTTGTGATATCGCCTAGCTGGCCAAATACACTTTGCCCAGGTCTTTTGATAAATTTACCTCTTCTAAGATAGCAGTTATTAAGCTCGGTGACTGCTTGCTCGGAGCCTAGCCATGCCTCAGAGTAATTTTCTAAACCCTCTCTAAAATCTGCTATCAAAAAAGGCTGGTAAGACATTAGCCATCCTCGTTTTTACTTATTAAGGCATTTTGAATCGTTTGAAAATGTTTCATTTCTATAAGCTTTCTTTCAGCTTCAATCATAAAATCTTTAGTCTGTGTAATGGTTTGATCGAGTTTTGCGTTAGTCTTTGCCTGTTCGTTTCTTGCTTGCTCATGGCTTTGTTGTAAAGCAATCGCTCGGTTGTAGTATTCTTGCTGCATAAGCAAGCTTCTAACCGGAGCGCAATCTTCGATTAAATCCCGATCACCTGTTGTAGACTCCCACCAAGTTTCAACAAGAAACGGACATTCTTTGCCGTAGGCTTTAAAAAATGGGCATTTCTCTTTTTTACAAGTGCCTTTTACAGTCATGTAAAACCTGCTTTACATTAGCTCGGCTGGCAAATAATGCCGACTCTTGCTTTTGGTCTCCATGTTGAGCCATGCGAATGAGCAGCCGCAGCTCCTCCGCTAGTCAATGTCGTGCCGGTCTGTGGGTTTGAACTTGAAAAACCCCAGTTTGAAGATCCGGAGCCTCTTTTAATATCCTGTGTCGCATTGGTCGCATGCGAATGCGGAGGAATCTCTGAAGTTGTTAAAGCATGGCCTGGCTGTGTCCATGTTCCGGCTGCTGCTCCACCTGTTGTATAGGTAGAACCGCCTTTAACGGCTAAAAGCTCATCGCTCGGTCCGGCAACAATTGTGTAGCCGCTTGGAGCTACGTTTTCGTAAAACCATATTCTTGCTCCTGCCGGTATGGTATGTAAAACCGTTCCGGCTGTTAGCTTAGCAGAACTTATGCAAGTTTCTATCTGTGTCCAGTTCTCTCTTATGTATTCAGCACCTTTTGCAATGGTTGTGCTGCCTGCCGGCTCTGATACTCTCCATGTCGCCATTTTACCACCTCGGCATTGATCTTTGAGTGTTTAGGACTTGTTCTTGCTTAAAGCGGATATTATCAAGTTCCAGCTTCTTCTTTTGTAAAATTTCGCTAGCTCTTTCGGTGTTTCCGTTTTCCATAAGAATTTCAAAAGCTGTGCCATATGATATCAGCGGACCCCACTCTTCCCTTACCGGTGTATCGCTATCATTGGCAAAGCTGGTCGGCCTTGCAAATACCGGTATCTTTACCGAATAAACAGTATCGGGAGGAGGATTAAACTTTAGCTCCCTTGCATAGAAAAGAGCTTCAGTCGGCCTTGATTGTGTATAAGTGCTAGTTTCCGGCCATCTTGAAAACCACTCATGAGGATCAAAGTAGATATCAAAAGGGTAGCCGTCAATCCAGCCATCGCCCGATATCCATACATAAGAATCATCGTCAAAGCTTTCCGAATCATCTCCGGCACTTGTAGAAAATTCCCAATAATCCTCTAGCTCAGGAGGATGAGCTTCCAAGACAAACTTGTAAAAATAGTATCGGTTAATCGCCTCTTCAAGGTCTGCCTCAGACAACTGATTGACGCTTTTTAGTCCGACAATATTTCTAACTTTTGTCTTGATGTCTCCAAATGTCCAGAAATTACTAGCCATTACAATCTATGCCTTTCAGGTCTTGGAATTTTATATCCTACTGGTCGCTCAAAGCTTTTTGTAACTCTAAACTCGCAGCGTGTTTTTACTTCTTTAACTCTTTTGACACCTTTTTTGCCTACTCTGTCTTCAGCTCCATCTCTTACCCATTCAAACTCGGTGTATTTGAGAGTGTTTAAATGGTCGGCAATATATTCCGGAATCTCGCAACGCTCGCCATCTTTGATAGCGAAACGGTCTTTATTGTAGCTAAAGGCTAAAATGCCGCCTTCATGCTCACGGTTGATAAAGACACCTTCTACCCAGGGAACCATTTTTTCATTTTTTTTTGGCTTTACAGCTTGCTTTGCCTCTTGTTTGCTCAAGGCTTTCTTTTCCTTAGCAATTTGCTTTTCCAATACTTTGCGCTCGTTTTCCAGTTTGTACTGTTCTAATGCTTCTATGTTAATTTCTGGCATATTTCCTCGATGGATAAATTACATGTAATTGGATTGATTGTTTCTTTTGACCTTGCTTTTCTTTGAAGCAGGTTTTTTGCTTGAGTTTTTCATGCCATTTTTTTCTGGTTTTTTGGGCATCTTCATATCTTTCATCTTTGGCTTTTTAAGCATATTTTTCATGACTCTCTCCTTTATTTTATAGGAGGGGATTTCTCCCCTCCCAAGCTAACTTAACCAATATCGCCAAGATCTGTAATATCTTGGTCGAATAAATAGCAGTATACTTTCAATACATCGCCATCAGCACCGACAACGGATGTACCTAGGGTTACCCCATGTCCACCACTTGCTTGTACTAATTGGCTTTGGTTGTAAGCATTTCCACCGGATGTATAAGCTGTAAAGCCGGATGAATCTACATCAAGGCTTGCAGTTGTGCTTGAAGGAACTGCAAGAATCTTGTAAAGATTCTCGTTAAGTTCTGTCATTCCAACTACATCACGAATGCGAACATAGTCGCCTGCTGTCCAATTGGCAGTAGAACCGACTGTGATTACGCATGGATTTGCTTGAGTAGCAGCGCTCATCGCTTCTGAAATATCAGTCATGGCAGCTGTTGAATAAGCTGACACACCGTTAGAAGTAATGATCTCGCTGTTAACTTCACCGTCTCCGGTTTTGCGAGCGTAAGCATAGCCGGCAGCCATGCTGTCATCCCACAAAAACTCAACATTAGTGTTATCAGTTGCGAATTTTGTTACGTTGACAATTCTTACCAAATTAGGCTGGAATCCAACGATTAAATTATAAGCAGCTCCACCCGATGTGAAGGTGAAAGCCTTAGAAACTGCTTGTCCCATTTTCTACCTCCTAAGCGTCAAGTGTTGCTCTCATGTTAATTAACCAGCTGTCGTTCAAGATTTTCGCAGCAAAGAATGCTTTCCAACCTTGAGTGCTGTATTGCCATAATGGGTTAGACGTACCGCCCGATTTTGCATCGTTAAAGATATGGCTAATAGTTCCTGTTGAATGTTCAACAGTACCGTAAGCATCTCTACCGCATGCAAAAAGGTTGTATACATCAGGGCTGCCTGCTGTAATAGAACCCAAAGAGCTTAACAGGATACGCAAGTTGCGAATCTGCCCAACTTCACCTGTCATTACTCTTCTACTGTCAGAGTATTTGCTTGCAGGTAGGAAAGCTGGAATTTCTTCAAGATCAACTTCAACATCAGTGTGTCCAAGTAACCAAAAAGAGCTGCGAACTGGCTGTGTGCCGTCACGAGCTTCTCCGGGGATCATTGGCTCATACATAATGGCATCAGCACCTTTAAGCTGCTTAACCACTTCGGAGCAGTCTTTAGCAGTAATCTCGGTAGGTGTGTTGCCGTTAGTTCCGTACTGGCAGTTGTAAATGGAAGCTGTAGACTCAAGAACACTACGTGTAATCTCGTCCATAGTTTCACCCAACTGTTGAGCAAGAACTGGCATATTGTCATTCAAAGTTGGAGACTTGACAATGTATTGCACTTTGTCTGAAACAGTTAGAAAATCACCATACTGTGAAAGCTTAACTGTTTGGTCTACAACATTAAGTTTAGAACCTGCTGGAGGAACTCCCTCGGACAGAGGAACTGTCGCAGTAGGAAGATTTTGAATGCGTCTCCATCGCATTTGGTCGGATTCCTGATCGGGCTGACGAGCCTTTTGAGCAGGAATCTCATGAATTAAAAACGGTTTCGCCCTAGCCAAAAGCTGACGATTAAAATAAATGTCTGGCTGTGGAGAAACGTTGCTTGTAGTAGTTACGTTTGGCATAACTAGTACCCCTCTTTTTTAAGTTTAACCGCCCATTGCGTAGCTATCACCCATGGCAATGATTTCCGCATCGCTCATGTTTTCCCATTGGCTCGCTCGGTTTAAGGAAGCGGAGCTTCCCATGCCGGCTACGGAACCAGGCTTGGACATGTTGTTAGCAATCCTTTGCGCTGAGGGATTACTAGCTTCTGCCAACTGGTCTTTGTAGTAAGCTGCGCTGTTAACGACAGCTTCATAAGCATCTGACCATGGAGTCGATGAGTTCATGATCGCTTGCTTTTGGGACTTGGTTAAATATTTTTGATACGTTTCTATTTTCTTCTTAAAATCAGGATCTTTTGCTTGAACCTGCACCATATCAATAGTGGACTGCATCTCACGCTCTTTCTTTCCTACCACGTCATTTACATAGCGTTGTAAGTCCGAAATTTCTGCGTAGTCAGACGCTTCTTTATCCCCGAAGAAATTCTGCTCCTGGCTTTGTTGAGGTTGAGCAAAGCTGCTCACCTGATTTTGCAAAGCATAGAGTTGATCTCTTAATTGAGAGTTTTCTTCTTTCATTTTGGAAAGCGTCTCATTAGCCTGCTTCCAATTATGATCTTGTGCGGATTCATAAGACCCATTCTCAGCGGCGACCTGAGTATTTTCGCCCGACATTTCGCCACCGTCGACATGGCTGCTTTCGACCGTTTGTTCTGCCATTTCTGGCTGTACTTCTTCTTCTTGCATTAGTACCCCTTAATGCAGTTTTTAAGCCTCTACGGCTTTTAATTTTCGTGTGTAGTCCAGTTCGCCTTTACCATCTAAAGGCATGTAGTTGTACATATCTGTGTTTACGGTATCCGGAGGGAATACCATGCTTTCTATCCTTCCCTGCTTCCAGTTCACATAAAAGTGAATCGTATTGGAAATTGGCTGTGGCTTTACATTGGTAGCTGTCCAGCCGTTGCGGATAACATTGGCTAAATACATGTCCGGCTTTTGCTGGAAAATTAACCAAAATTCATCCCATCCCTGATCTTTCCTAACTTCCTTGATCTTCTCGTGTAGCTCATTTGCGAAGATCTCATTGCTCATCTCCTCGATGAGGTTTCCTACTTCAAAGGTCACTTGGTATCTGTCCTTCCATTGTGATTGGCAATTCAGGAATTGCTTGCTCTGTAGCGTCATAATTGCCGGTAACAGCTACTTGAGCCATGGCTCTTTGTGACGATTCCTGCACGTCTTGCCTGTTTTGTTGTCTTGAAGCCTCTTGCATTTTAAAAACTAAGTCTAAGGTCTGTGACAAGAAGCGTATATCTTGCTCTTGAAGCTCTTTGCCGGCTTTGATCTGCTCAAGTGTAGCTCTTGCCCTGTCAAGCTGTGACTGTGAGAGACGCTCCCTTGCCAATGCCTCATCAGCTACCATCCTTGATCTTCTCTCTGCTGCTAAGGATAAATCGGAAACAATTTTGGAGTTTTGCAAGGCTTTTTGCATTTCCTCGGCCTCGGCAATTTTTACCTGCTGCTCCTGCGCTTGCGCTTGGCCTTCCTCGTAGTACTTCATCAGCTTTGACTTGTCAGCAATTGGCATCTCTTCAATCAAGAACTTGTCAGGAATTGGTATTCCGGCTGCTTTTGCCTGCAAGCCTTGTACATAAGCCAAATTGCGCTGTGAATCTGTAAGATTTGTCTCTTTAACCACACAATCGTACTTTCCAAAGTTCTCTTCGAAAAATTCCTGTGTGGGGGCTTTGCCGATGATTCTTTCTACTTTTTGGGCATTCCAGTTCTTTTGCATGAGATTGATAATCTTTTGACCTAGGATCTTTTGTGATAAGTCCAGATTGTCAAAAAACTCACTAAGAGAAGTGGTTCCACTAGCTTGACGCATCTTGATTGCTGTGCCGGATATTTGACCGCCTGCGTCTACAAGTCCGAGGTTTTCATCCGTAACACCTGTAATACCGTTTACGTCCTGGTCTATCATCTGTGTATATGCGAATGTACCCTGCGGAACATCGCTTGGCACTATTGGCTGCAAGTCACCCATCTGCGATTCTTTGCTCATCACAATTTGAACGCCTTGTCCGGTCTTGAATAAATCTTTGTGATTAACAACTGACCCTTGCTTGTAAATCCAGCCGGTAGAAGCCTTGCTGTTAATCATATCAAGGATTTTAGAACGCTGCCTGTTTAAATCCGTTTGGGGATCTCGCATACAGCGAACCACACCTTGGAGCTTATAAGAGTAATCATCAAGTTCAGGCTCGTAGTATCCTACTACCGGAACAAAGGGATAGTCTTCACAGCCGGAAGGCTGCTTGCCTGAATAAAGCAGATTGCCTTCAACAATAATGTTTAGATCTACTTCACTTACTGAAATATCCTTGACCATTACAAATTCGCCAAAGCGCAAGACTAATGGCTGCCCTGTAGGCATCATCACTTGGGCATAGTCATTTAAAAAAGCATCGAGAGCTTTTTTTGTGCCTCTAAAGATTCTAGTTTCGCCTGACAGCTTGTTAATCAAGAGCTTGGCCGGTCTTGTAACTTGCTTGTAATACTCGTCATAAGCTAGCAGATTACCAACAGCTTTGTTTGAGTAAGTCATATACTCGTACTTGCCGTCATTGCTGGCACTTTCTATTTTCATTACAGCTTTGCGCTCATCGGGTAGCAAAGCAGCAATCTGATCTTTAGATAAAAAGCGTCTTCGCATGATAAAACGGCAGTCTCTTAAATCGGCTGCGCCATTCCAGTACGGATCTATAAGAAAGGAGTTGTACGGCTCTCTGGATATGCAGATATCGCCATACTCATGGTCTTTACGGTAGTCGACCCAAGTTTCAAGTAGATTTAGTCCTGTGATAACAGCACCCTTGAAAGCATTTGAAATTGTGTGGTAGCCGTTTTGCGACTGCATGTTCCATGTTAAAAGATTGGAAAAAATATCTGCGGTCTCTGTATCAGACCCCTCTTGTGGCTCGCAAGCTATCCCCAACCTGTTACGCCTCTGAAAACCGCAGATATTATTGACGACTCGCAAAATTTTATTATAGACGAGCGCAGTCCTTCCTTGTCGTTGAAGATAGGTTTTTTCTTCTTCGGAATATTGACTGCCTGTGTAGAAAAGCAAATCTTTATTTGCTTGTTCGAGGTATTCCCACCACAGCGATGAAGCTTGGCGGTATGCCTCTTCCCATTCACTGACAATGTTTTTATCAGTGTCCTTCATAAAGTGTACCCTAAGAGAATGTTGCGCTTATTACCTAAAGGCTTACTAAAATATATACTTTACAAGGGAATTTACTGTAATGTTTTTTTTAATTTATTTATTTATCCATGTCGTGCTTTAAGTCAATCACATCAAAATATCGCCAAGCTACTATCCTTTTTTTCTTTAATGGCCTTCTTGCGTCCCAGTCTGTACCTGTCCACCATGCTGGCTGTATACTGTCGTCTTCATAGAGAATTTCTAAAAGCTCAAATGGCACTGGATTTTTACGGTTTTTACGGTCTAAAATCTTAGCTCGATTTTTTAAGTAAATGGGTATAGGACGATTATTTTTAGTTTCCATCCACGGATATTTATCAAAATTTCGTTTGTATTTAGACTTGCCTCCCATTTTTAAAAATATCCTGTTGTGTGATTTGCGTTCATTTGATAGATTTCTTCTGCGCTTACGCTATTTTCCACCTCGGAGAACATAGTGTACCCTAGGAGAAGGGTTTCTAAAGCTTTTGTTCCATGAGAAGCCCAATTATGAAAAGGTCGATCCGCATAAGTACCCCTCTTGTGGTCAAACTCTCTTTTGTAATTGTCTAAAGCTTTAATTCCCTTTTCCGTTTTCTCTTCGTCAAACCACATCATAGGGATTGACTTCCTAATAAGCTCTATTCCATCGGCCTGACAAGCCACTGCTTTTGTAACTGTACATTGCAGTCCATGCTCTTTCTCAAGAATCTCCTGCCTTGTAAACTTATCTTTTCTCTCGAAACTTCTTCGGGCTGCATCATGTGGCAAAAAATGCCTGTCGTAATAATAACCACGGTCATACGCATAGGATTTAATAATATTGGCATAGTGATATAGGCTCTCATCGTTGTTTTCGTAGTAATCAATCATTCGAAAAAAGATTCCATGCTTTTGAGCAAACCATATTGCAGTAGCATCAGATAGCCCTAAGTCCCAACCTGTAGACACTGGCAGGCTCTCATCATAGGGAACTATCGTTATTTGTCCCCTAGCTCTGACCTTGCCTAAAATGGTACTGAAATACCTTCCTTCTTTAGTGCTTTTAAAAGCCTCTTCTGGAAAAGATGGAAACTCCGCAAAGGTGTCATCTCCGTTCTGCTCCCACTTCTTGACGTACCAGTTTTTTTGCTGCTGGCTTAGCGTGATTAGCTGCTTATATTGTAGGTCTTCAAAATACTTTTGCAGGTCTTGCGGAATGTAGACTTGTTCATCAAGAAAGTAAGAAGGCTCTTTCCACCAGGGAAAGAAAAAGAACTTGTAGTCCATTGAGCTAAGTATGGCTTTTTGCTGCTCAAGCTTCTTGGCCATCTCGCAATACTCAAAAAACTTGCCCTCGTCACCTTTGGCTGTTGACTCAATAAAGACTGTTGATCCTTCGTGCAGAGTGTTTAAACAGCCTGTTACAATTTCCCTTGCCCTTTCGGGAAAGTGTGTGCTGATATATCCGAACTCTGAAATATGCAAGCCTTGAAGAGTGCTAGAACGCACTGATGTAGCCACACGAATTGAAGAGCCGTTATTCCAAGCAAGCTTGTTTGCCGTCTTGCTCGTCTCCTTGAACGCTGACTTAAGATCGGGTCTGAGATTATCCCATGCAAACCGTATCTTTTTTTCAAAGATCTCTTGTACGTCTGCTTTTGTTTGCGCAATGATTGCGCATTGCGTATTAGATCTAAAAAGTGCTTCATCTAATAACCATAAATCAATAAGTGTTGAAAATCCTAGCTGCCTTGCTTTGAGAATAACGTTTTTCTTGTGTACATTGTCAAAAAAATCTTCCTGAGCTTTTCGCATTTGAAATGTAACAACCTGTCCATTTTCGTTTTGAATCTTATACAAGTTGTTCATTCTGAATTTTTTTTTCTTGCAAAGCTCAATTAATCTCTTCTTGCTAATCTGCTCCAGAATCTCCATTTTCTATAACCTCGACTTCGGCATCCTGAATTTCACTTGTATTTCTCTGCGTATCGACTTCTTTTAAAACTTGTGTCCATATTCCATCGCCTGAGTGATGAAGTTCTTTAGGCTTTGCCTCGTAGCCGATATGATGTCCCAGCTTGTCAAGAATATCCCTTAAAAGTGCGATAGAAGGCTCTTCCCCCTGCTCTTTAAGCTTCTTTGCTGGTGTCAAAGCAAGGTATTTTGCTCTTTCAAGTGCTGCATTAGCGATTTTTACTTTGATTGTATTAGGCATTTTTTCAAGCTTGTAAAAGAAAACGTGCTTATAAAAATAAGTATAGCTTAAGCCAGAAAGATCGGCTGCTCTGCCTATGTTGCCGGATGTCTCTTCCAGATAGTCCAGAACTTGCTTTTTTGATAGCTTGACTCTTAGACCACAGTCTTTAATGCCATGCCTGCCTAGCATTAGCTGCCATGTTTTTATAGAAACTCCTGCAAGCAAAGCTGCTTTCGTCTCATCTCCCTTCGCTTTCTTCATGATCTCTTTGACTTGTTTTTTTGAAAAATCGCAAGCCTTGAGGTCTTTGTATCGCTCTAATTGCTTGATCTCTTCGTCTATCATTTCATTTTAGCCCCTGCAAAGCCTTTTAAAACTTTGCTGATCTGCTTTTTCAATGAAGCTGCGCTATTTGTATCCACTTCAATTTTGATTGTCTCTGTAGGGTCAATTTCTGGCTCTAAGTTGTCAATAATCGGGTCGTAGCCTCCCAAGTCTTTAGGGTCAAATCCACATTCAAGCACAAGCTCAGGATCAAAACAGTTCGCTATTACATCATAGTCCCAGTCAGCCGTTAGCTTGTTATCAAGTAAATTGATTCTTAAAAACTCTTCATCTGTTATTGGTCGGTCGGGATATTTGACTAAGACTTTAGATACCTTGAACTCTTGCAAAGCTCGTTTGCGCTGGTGACCACCGATAAGCCTTGAATTGTGGTCTACTATGAAGACGCCGAAATCTCCGTTTTCTTCAAAGCTTTTGACTAGCGAATTA